AAACGAAACAACGATATGTACCTTTTTCAGGCTTTTTAACGTTTCATGCCATTTCTTTAACTCTCAATTAAAAAACTACACGCATGTGTAGTTTTTTATTTACGGTGTAAACCTAAACCTCTTTCTTGTTCAATAGTATCACCGCACTCTAACAATTCATCGCCTTGTCCTGTTTCCCCAATTATCATATATCCTTTAACTTGCGGATAACAAAAGCAATCTATAGCGGCGGGCACTGCAGCAATATCCTTGCCTTCCAGATTACCCCAATGTCTATAACATCCTTCCTCATCTCTATAATAAACGCGGACTCTCACGTATAAACCTACCATTGCCGCATAATCATATCTTAATAGTTCACTATTGTTCATATCTCTTGTCCTCCCAATTATATTATTGCGGAAATTTTTACCAAAGTCAACTGGACAAAACGAAAATTTTCTTATATAATATAATTATAAAACAAGGACAAAAATAATTAAACTAATTATTTGAAAGGAGTTATTACTAAATGGAAAATAAAATTAAATTAGATTATTCCATAAAGGATGCGGAAGCACGTAAACAATTAGTAGAACAAATAGTAAAACAAACTCCTCCAAATCAATTAACTGAAAAATATATAGAAATATTAAGTAATTATATTATATTTGCAATGGATAAAGAAGAAAAGAAAAAGAAAGAAATTATAACAGACAACAGATTAATAACTATAAATAAAAGAGAAACATCATATCAAAATTTAGTAAGTAAATTTGAAAATGGAGAAGATGGTTTATATAATATAACAATAGATAATGATAAGAATATACTTTTAACTCCTAAAGTTCATATTTCACCTAAAGATATTGCGGAAATACCTGCTTTAGGCGACTTGAACGAGGCTATTGGAACTGTAAAGGAACAAATCCCAAGAGCTAAAGGTAAAACTAAATATGCACTAAAAAAACAATTAATAGAAATGTATCAAGAGCAATATTCAATTAAAAATAATATTAAGCAACCTATTTTTAGTTCTAATATAGCAAAATCATTTGCTAAAGTCTCATTCAATGAGGAAATTACTTTAGATGAAAACGATATGCCTGTTAGTAATAGCTTTTGTTCTTTCTTTAATCCAAAACATATTTCAGCCTTATTATGCAATTATAGTGCATTAAAGGCGGAAGCGTATGATAAATTTGACAATGATTGTTATTATCTAATGATAGATTTAGAAAACCTAGTAGATAAAGCTTTAATGGAGGATTATCCAATGTATTATGACCTATTAATTTATAAAATTGATGGTAGAAGTAATGCGGAAATCCAATTCCTACTAGACCTTAAATATGGAATCAAACATTCAGTAGAATATATTTCTGCTCTATGAAGAAATAAAATACCTAAACTTATTGCGGAGACCGCGGTTAAGGAATACTTAAACTGGTATTACACATTCAAAGAACGTGGTCATTGGAAAACTTGTTCTAAATGCGGACAAGTTAAATTAGCTCATAATATCTATTTTTCTAAAAATAAAACTTCAAAAGATGGATTTTATTCAATTTGTAAAGAATGTAGAAATAAGAAAAATAAAGAAGATAGAGAAAATAAGTAAAAGGCGGCGATAGAATGAATGAAAAATTAAAATATTATTGTACTAAATGCGGAAAGACAATGGATGAGAATTCATTCTTTACTTATAAAGATGGAACTAAGACTGAGCTATGTAAAAAGTGTTTAACTATGCATATTGATAATTTTGATGAGAAAACATTTTTATGGTTACTAGAAAAAATGGATGTTCCATATGTACCTTATGAATGGAATACATTAAGAGATAGAATCTATGAGAAAGACCCTGCAAAATTAACTAGTCAATCTGTTTTTGGTAGATATCTATCAAAAATGAAATTAAAACAATGGCGTGATTATGGATGGGCAGACACTGAAAAATTACAAGAAGAGTATCAAGAGAGAGCGGAAGAGCATGCTAGAGAAGTTGCGGAACGTGAAGCTGAAGCTAAAGAGCGTTTTGAAAATGGTGAAATCAGTGAAGCTGAATATAAAACATTAACACAAACTGAAACTAAACATGCGGAAATGCCTGTTCCAGGCTTCGATATTCCAGTCCCTACAGGTGGACAAGCTGGAATTCCGCAAGGATCAGTCGGTTTCGACGATACTCAATATATAGATGAAGATGAGATATTTAAAGATGACCTTACTGATGATGATAAAATATATTTAGCTACTAAGTGAGGTCGTTTCTATAAACCTGCAGAATGGGTAGCACTTGAACAAGGTTATAATGAAATGACTGAATCATTTGATATTCAAGATGCAGATACAATTAATACATTAAAATTAATTTGTAAAACTAATTTAAAAATGAACCAAGCACTTGATATGGGTGATTTAGATGGATATCAAAAATTATCAAGAGTATCAGATGCTTTAAGAAAATCAGCTAAATTTACAGCAGCTCAAAATAAAGAAAATAAAAATGACTTTGTTGATAGTGTTGGTGAATTAGTTGAAATGTGCGAAAGGGAAGGATTTATTCCTAGATTTGCAACAGATATTCCACAAGATAAAGTTGATTTAACTTTAAAAGATATGAATGAATATCTTCATAAATTAGTAACTCAAGACTTAGGTTTCGGTCAACAAATTGAAGATGCCTTAAAGAAAATTCAAATCCAAAAAGAAATGAATGAGGCGGAAGCAGCAGCTGAAACAGATGGTGGGGCTGAGTTAGAGGATGAAGATTATGCAGCATTCATAGAAGAAATGGAAGCTCAAAAAGATGCAGATTTAGATATAGACATCGAAGAAGAACAAGAAGAGATGGTGATCTAATATGTCTTTATCTGAAATCATGGAAAAGTCTAATAATAGTACCTTAATTAAAAAAGTAGGTATTTCCGAAGAAAGAATAAAAGATAATCTTCCTATTATTAGACAATATGTATCTTACTGGAGAGAATATCCAGATATGTTTGTAGATTTTTTATGCGGAAGTAATCCTGAAAATTTCAATTTATACTTTTATCAAAGAGTATTTTTAAGGGCGGTAATGCGCCATAGATATGCTTATGCGACATTCCCTCGTGCTTATTCAAAATCATTTTTATCAGTATTAATATTAATGCTTAGATGTGTATTATTCCCAGGAGCACACTTATTCGTTACAACAGGTGGTAAGGAACAAGCTGCGGGAATCGCTAGAGAAAAAGCGGAGGAGCTATGTAAATTAATTCCTGGTTTAAAAAATGAAATTGACTGGACAAGAGGTATGTCAAAAGCGTCAAAGAATGAAGTAACTTATATATTTAAAAATGGTAGTAAATTAGATATTATGGCTGCACAACAAAGTTCCCGTGGTAAACGTGCTACAGGAGGTTTAATGGAAGAGTGTATCCTAATAGACCAAACATTATTAAATGAAGTTATTATTCCAACCATGAACGTTGACCGAAGATTAGCGGATGGTAGCAGAATTGAAGAACAAATTTATGTAACAACAGCAGGTTGGAAGAATTCATTTGCTTATAATAAATTAATTCAGTTGTTAATTCAACAAATTATTGAACCTGCGGAAGCCGTGGTATTAGGCGGAACTTGACGCGTTCCAGTAATGGAAAAGCTACTTAAGAAATCGTTTATTGAAGAACTTAAACTAGATGGAACTTATAATGATAGCTCATTCGCGCGTGAGTATGAGTCTGAATGGTCGGGAGATGCTGAAAATGCGTTCTTCTCTGCAGAAAGATTTGATAAACATAGACAATTATTACAACCTGAATATGAATATAGTGGAAGAAGTAGTAAGAGTGCTTATTATATACTTGGAGTCGATGTTGGTAGATTTAAATGTACAACCGAAGTTTGTGTATTTAAGGTAACTCCGCAACCTCAAGGAGCATCCCTTAAGACTCTTGTTAATTTATATTCATATGAAGCTGAAGACTTTGAACAACAAGCAATTAAAATTAAAAAATTATATTATAAATATAAAGCTAATACTATTGCACTCGATGCAAATGGTTTAGGTGCTGGTTTGGTAGACTTTATGACTAAGAGTCAAGTAGACCCTGAAACTGGCGAAGACCTTCCTCCATTTGGAGTTGAAGGTGGAACTTCTGAAGATATTTTAGAGCCTTATAAAAAGATTAAAGGTCCAGGTGTTGAAGAAAATGCAATGTACTTAATTAAAGCAAATGCGCCAATTAATACTGAAGCACATAGTTATGTTCAAACTCAATTATATAGCGGAAAGATTAAATTCCTAATTGATGAAGGACAAGCAAAAGTAAAATTAATGGCAACTAAAGTAGGACAAAGCATGGATCCAACTAAACGTGGTGAATATTTACAACCTTTTACATTAACAACTATTTTAAGAGAACAAATGCTTAATTTAGTAGAAGAAAATGAAGGTGTCAATATTATATTAAAACAATCAAGTAGAAGTATTCCTAAAGATAAATTCTCTGCTTTTGAATATGGTTTATACTATATCAAACAAGAGGAAGATAGAAAGAAAAAGAGAAAGAAAAGAAATATTGGAGATTTTATGTTCTATACAGCTAAATAGAACTTGGGCATTTCTTGCTCATTTTATTAAGTTAAAAATTAAGTAATTATAGAAATGAGAAATGCTATTATACCTCTCCAAAAGGTGGTGAAGTAATGAGAGCGAGTAGAGGAGAAATAAAGATAGAAGAAATCTTACAAAAATCTGATTTAACTTTTAAAGAAGAATATAGTTTTGATGATTTATTAAGTTCAAATGGTACTCCACTTCGCTTCGACTTTGCTATATTTGATGATGATGGCAATTTATCCTTTTTAATAGAATATCAAGGTATTCAACATTATATAGCTAAGAGTAAATTTGGCGGAGCTAGTGGTTTACGAAAACAACAATATAATGATATGTTAAAAAGAGAATATTGTCGCAAACATAATATTATATTAATTGCAATTCCTTATACTGATGAAGGAATAGTTAATTATGATTATATTATGAATGCTTATTATTCTTTGGGAGGAATTTAAATAAATAGTGAAGAGAGGTGTCACAATGATAAATAATAGAATGGAAGAAATTAAACGTAAAGGTTTCGACATGTCTAGTGGCGCCAGAGAAATCGATGAAAGTTTTGTACCTGTAGACTTTTCTAAAATTAAAGTAGGTTTACAAACTTTACAAGATGCGGTTTTAGAAGATATCAACCCATTAAAAAGACTTAACTCTAGATTAGGAGATAAAGAAGAGGTTAGAAGAGCTATTATAAATAATGATTTAGATACAATGAGAGATATATCTAATTTCTTTTATAGAGTAAGTGGTATCTATAATAGATTATGCAGATATTTAGCATATATGTATAGATATGACTGGATGGTAACTCCTTATATTGTGGATGAAGAGTATAAAAATGATAAGATACTAGAAACTTTTAATCAAGTATTAAATTATTTTGATAATTTTGGAGTAAAAGAATTCTTCGGAGATGTTGCTCTTAAAGTTGTTAGAAATGGTTGTTACTATGGTTATATTATTGATGAGAACAAAACAGTTCAAATTCAAGAATTACCTATTAAATATTGCCGCACAAGATATAGTGTAAATGGAAGACCTGCTGTTGAATTTAATATGAAATATTTTGATGATGCTTTTAAAGATACTCAACAAAAGATTAAGATATTAAATTTATTCCCAAAAGAATTTAAGAAAGGTTATATCCTTTATAAAGAAGGAAAACTAGTACCTGATTATCAAGGCGATTCTTCTGGTTGGTATTTATTAGATATAACAAAAACATTTAAGTTTAATATAAATGGAGAAGATTTCCCTGTTCTTATTTCAGTAATTCCTGCGCTAATTGATTTAGCAGAAGCTCAAGAATTAGATAGAAAGAAAATGGCTCAAAAATTATTAAAGATTATAATTCAAAAGATGCCATTAGATAAGAATGGTGATTTAGTCTTCGATGTTGATGAAGCTCAACAACTTCATAATAATGCAGTTAACATGTTAAGTAAGGCTGTTGGAGTTGACGTATTAACAACATTTGCGGATGTAGATGTTGCGGATATGGCAGATAGAAATAGTACTACTACTGTTGATGACCTAGAAAAGGTTGAAAGAACTGTTTATAATGAAGCAGGTATTTCTCAAATGCAATTTAATACTGATGGTAATATTGCACTTGAAAAATCAATTTTAAATGATGAAGCTTCAATGTACAATTTATTACTACAATTTCAAGATTTCTTAAATTATTTACTAAGAAAATTTAATACAAAACCTAAAAAGATATATTATAGAATACAATTATTAACAACAACAATTTATAACTATAAAGAAATGGCGAAAATGTATAAAGAACAAATGCAACTTGGTTACAGCAAAATGCTTGCTCAAATTGCACTTGGTCAATCACAAAGTTCTATCCTTGCTAACGCATATTTTGAAAATGATATCTTAGATTTAGTTAACACATTCATTCCACCAATGATGTCTAGCACAATGAATTCTGACGTTTTAAACAGAGTCAATGCACAAAACAAAGAAACAAAAACTAGCGGCAATGGGGATGGAGAAGCCGGAAGACCAACTAACGAGTCTCAAGGTAAAGAGGTAACTGAAAAGACAATTCAAAATAAAGAAAGCCAAAGTTAGGACAAAAGAGTATAAAAATACTAAAGAAAAATTAATATTAAATGTAACTAAGGAGGAATTTACTATGATGCATCAATCTATTGCAACAATTAGTTCTCCTGAATTTATAAACTTACAACCTTTAGATATTAATCCATTAATGTCTAAATGTGAAATTAAAGTTTTATATGTTGGAGAAAATAGAAATCATAGTTACATTACTAAAGACGTTGCCGCAGATATGGCAAAGACTTTAAGAGGTGCTCCTATTGTTGGATACTATAAAGAAGAAAATGAAGACTTCGCGGATCATGGAGAACAAGTTATATTTGATGATGAAGGTATCAAATTTAACTGTTTAACAAAACCTTATGGTTTTGTTGCTCCTGATGCACAAGTATGGTTCCAAGAATTTGAAGATACAGATGAATTTGGAAATAAAGTCACTAGAGAGTATTTAATGACTACTGGTTATCTATGGACTGGCCAATTTAAAGAAGCTAAACGTGTTATTGAAAAAGGTAACAATCAATCTATGGAACTTGATGAAGAAAGCTTAGATGGACATTGGTCTACAGATTCAAAAACTGGAATGGATTTCTTTATCATTAATGATGCAATATTTTCTAAATTATGTATCTTAGGAGAAGACGTTGAACCTTGTTTTGAAGGCGCAAGCGTAACTGCTCCTCAAGTAAGTTCATCATTTAGTAAAGTAGATAATGATTTCAAACAAACATTATTTACTATGATGCAAGATTTAAAATTTGCACTAAAAGAAGGAGGAAAAGACATGGAAAATCAAGAAATTATTGAAGAAACTATAATTGAACCTGAAACTGAAAAAGTTGAAGAAGAAGTTGTAGAAGAAACTGAAATTTCTGAAGAAGCTGCGGCTGAAGCTGTTGAAGAAGAAGAAGCTGTTGCTGAAGAATCTGATAGCGAAGAGTCTGCAGACGGAGAAGAAGAAACTCCTTCTGAAGAAGAATCTAATGAAGATGAAGAAGAAGCTATCGATGAAGAAATTGCTGTTGAAGAAGCTATTGAAGATACTGATGAAGTTATCGAAGAAGCTCCTGCAGAAGAATTCTCTTTAGAAGACTATAAAGAATTACAAACTTCATTCGCTGCATTAGAAGAAGAAGTAAAAGAATTAAGAGAATTTAAAAATCAAGTTGAATTAAAAGAGAAAAATGATTTAATTAACAGTTTCTATATGTTAGGCGAAAGCGATAAAGCTGACGTTAAAGAACATATCAATGAATACAGCTTAGAAGAAATCGAATCAAAATTATGTGTAATTTGTGTTAAAAATAAGGTTAATTTTGATTCAGACAATAAAGCTGAAAATAAAGAAACAATAGAAGAAGATAATTCTGCAATTACTACTTTTAATATCGTAGATAATGAAAGTTCAGTACCTGCATATATATCTGCTTTAAGAAAGACTCAAAATAGCAAGAATAATTAAGAGGAGGAATAGACAATGAAAAGAATTGGTTATGGACAAGTTGAACCAAATCATTTATCAGCTCAAAGAACTGGTCAAATTTATGCTCAATTACCTGCTAATAAAGATATCAAAGTATTAGAAAATGGTGAATTCGTTAAATATGACTATGCTAACAATGAAGTTAACAAAACTGGTGCTGGTGAATGGATGTTAGTATTCAACGAAATCAAATTATATGATGGTTATAGAGAAACTTACAAAGACTATGCTCAAAAAGTTTCTGATAGCTCAGATGGAAAAATCTACCCAAGAGTTTTCAAAACTAACGTAGGTGACATCTATACTACTAATATGATCGACGCTGCTTCTGAAGGAAAAGGAAAAGAAACTTCTTTCACTGATTTAGCTGTTGGAGACACATTAGGAATTAACGCAAATGGATATTTAGAAAAGGACGCAGACAGCGACATTAAATTTAAGGTAGCTAAAGTTTATACTATGGCTGACGGACAAGACGCTGTTAAGATTCAAAGAATCGCGTAATAGAAGGAGGAAATAATTATGGCATTAGCAAAAAATGATTTAATTAAATTAGCAAAAATTGCAGTTAGCGCAAATCCTTCTTCAACTTATTCTTATGGAGAAGAAAAATTCTCTTGTGCTGAACTTAATGAAACATTAAGAAACGAATTAAAAGAATTAGCTGGTACATATAGATTATATGAAGCTAATAAAAATACTATCTTCGAATTAATCGAAGAAACAATTAATGACGTATTACCTAAAAAAGTAATGGAACAATACGGAATGTTCGCAGAAGTTAAGACTTTTGCTCAAGGAGATAAACCAATCTTCACTCAAAAAATTACTACAGCTGCTAAGAGAAGAGCAAAACAATTCGTTACTAGAGTTGGATTAGCAGGTGTTTATGAAGTATTCAAATTAGATGGTAGAGTATTAGAAGTTACTACTGAAGCTTACGGTGGAGCTGCTCAAATCGGATTCGAAGAATTCTTAGACGGTAGAGTAGATTTTGCTGAATTAACTTCAATCGTAATGGAAGGCTTAGATGAAGCTGTTTACAAAGAAATCGCAAAAGCTTTAATCGCATCTGTTGAAAACTTAACTGCTGCAAATAAAATTACTAAAAACCAATTTGTAGAAAGCGACATGGATAGATTAATCTCTATCGCAGACTCTTAT